CTGCTTCCGATCTTCATCAATTTTATGGCCCACAGCCACAGAAATTCCAATCGCTAGTATAGACGCTGCTGCTCCAAAAACTAGCAGACTATACTTACTCATAAATTTTCCGAAAACATCACTATAATAATTACTCCATCTCGAATACAAAACGGATCCCCAATCTGTCCAATGGGAACCTCCCAAAAACTTTTCTTCTACGTCAAACCAAGGTCCTGTCAGTGAAAACAGCCTAACACACTGCTTTCCTGTAAGAGAACATGGTCCATCGAAAGAATCACGGTAACGATAAATTCGATTAAACAATCGCGTAGTCCAATGATCTGGGCCATCGCAAATGCCATCGATAAAAAACGAAAATATAGTTTTAAAAAATGTTATTTCGTAGAATTGGTTCTTAATCACTTCTACGTCTCTAAAAGTTTTTAAAGTGTGAACTACTAAATCAGGGCTAGTTAAGAAAGGTGAATGTTTAACTCCTAACCTCCTGAATTTCTTGATAATATAATCCTTAAACTCAACGTTCACACAATTATAGAAAAATAAATGTATATACAACAACCTAACCAACTCTTCTGCTTGTCTGTTAACTCTTGGGTCTGAATCCAAAATTTTCCTCTGAAATACCTCACAAAATGGCAACATCAGAGGAAACGACTCACGACACATTCGACTCACAATCTCACAGTGTTTCTCCTTATCTTCAAAAGACAACCCTGAAACAAAATGGGTATACTTCTGTTGATCTTCTACATACAATCCTTCTCCTTCTCCCCACATTGACTCATGACAAAACTGCTTAAGTTCATAATGAACAGGGGCTACAGTTTCATGCACTTTATTTATTGTGGTTCTCACCACATTCTCTGGTTCATACCACCAACTTTCGAAACCACCCATCATCTGAGGGATGAATGTTGGTTCCGACTTGGTTCTAGGTTTTGGGGGGGGTACAGGTGGACGGTTCTCCACCTGTGATGGGGACAACGAAGTAAATGTCGTTGTATCCATGGGTGTCAACTTTTTAGTTTCTTCGGGAGAAGTTGACTCAAACTCGTACTGGGCAAAACGTCTCTCGCGTCTTGCACTTCTATATTCAGACTTCTGAACTTTCTTCTCCTGAACTTTCTTCTCTGCCAACTCCGGTTTAAAAACTGGTCCGGAATATGGCTCCACTGTCGCTCTTGACTCCGTTACGTACTCCTTATATGAAAACTGTCTCATAAACTCAGCTTCATCTTGTCTGGTGCTTTGTCGTTGAATAATTTGATCTGCTAGTAGAGAGATAACACAAGAAAATGGTACATTCACGCATTTATCTCTCATAATAACTTCGTGTAAATTCTTTGGCAATCCTAAATAAAAACAATTCTGATATTTTTCAATATCAGGAATACGCAAAATAAAATTCCAGGCCTCATCAAAATTGCCTTTTATCTTATCTCCTTCCTTCCATGTTTTAAAATCAGCTTTTCTCCTAACTTCTAAATACAAAGTTCTTCTCCTTACTATAGCTTCAGGAAAAGTCATGTGAGACTCTCGTTGCAAATGAGAATCAGTAAAATTTGACGTTATCATGGCTAACATTGAATTGAAGAAGGCTTTACCCTTCCTCTCAAACGCCATATCCAATGGAAACGTACCAGTCTCACACGCAGTTAAAAACTCTGACAATGTCCTCTGTCTCTCCTGAG